TGCAAGTCCTTTTGGACTTGTAGTGAGATAGCATATGTGTGTTAAGATTGTAGTTTAGAGTCTTACGAGACTTTATTCGACCTTTGAACGCTTGTGCTGTTGTGTGGTCTTTCGAGACTACACTTCAGTATTCAATGCTACATTCATGCCATTTTTAACGGTTAATACCGGCGGCTTCTGCTCTTTATTTGAGAGACATTTTTAGAAGTAAAATTAAATGTCCACACCCACTCATCCATATGGGACAATTTACATTCGTTCGCGCGTGTTTATTGTGTTAAAATAATCGTATGTAGGCGTATTAAGTCCTACGAACCGATAGCTCTTTGAGCATTAGATGAGACCCCTAAGCCCTGATTTGGGTAAACGCAGTTTAATAGTTTTGAGTGAACTTACTGCATGTTTTATATTCGACACCTTCTGTCATTTTGATAATTCGACACCTTCTGCCACTTTTGTGACAGGAAAAGGCCTCTTGTTTTTGAATTATGACAGGAAAAGGCCTCTTGTTTGTGATACATGTTTTAGGTCACGATTGCTGTTTCTTTGTTTTTGTTCGGATCGGCCTAGAATGGTTAACTAGTCAAATAGACCCCTCCGCCCCTGAGAAGGCAGGTTGCAACAATATCTCATAAAGTGGGTAGAAATCCTTTTACAGCCCCGTAAGTTTGAAACAATGTTTAAGGTTAGCCCTCCACAATGGAGTGTGCTAGGGCCCATTTTTGGGTACCATGTCCTATATCGTATGCCTTCGTGCATTTAAGATTGTTCGTCTCCCTTGTCAGTTCTTTGATGAATGACGGGTCCTTGATTTCAATCGGCTAGCTTTGTTTTATAACAATTATACCTCGGTCCGTTTTAACGTAGGAGGTTAGCGTAGCGATGCTGTTTGATTGACAGGATCAACCCTGATAATCACTGAATTTCATTCTTGAATGCTTAAATTAAGTTGAGTCGGTTGGACAGCCCGACAAGTTTTTGTGGGGAATCGACACTGATGGACATCAGTGGCTTTTAACGAGGCAGTGAAATTGCATTTCGCGATGCATATAAACTTTGATTTACCGGAAACAGGCAGCTACATGCCGCCCTCGGTATGGAATATGCCCTGTGCTTGCACGGGGACCATAGTAAGGTTAAACCCATGACATATGGGGATCGAATCCCATTTTGAATGATTGGGGAGTAATCTACGGGGGACCGGATTTGCGAAGAAACTAGGTTCTACCCTGGTTTCTTTCGCGAGTTCGGTTTGTAGTTTATTTAAAACATGAACTATGAATCGACTTGCGTTAGAAACTGTTGCCGATGGAAATATCGGCCCCGAAAATAATAATAATGTCGAGGACAACCTCGACTCCTTTGAGTTGGATTTGGAAAACGATGGAGGATTTTTGGATGCCCACGTTGGTGGGATCATGATGATATCGGAGATTGAGCGTGCTCGTTCTATTGAGCGCGCCACTTGGCTTTATACTTGTATCAAGAGTTCTATTAACTTGATCATTCCCCAGTGTGGGCCAGATATTGATCTTAAAACGATAAACGCTGAAAAGTATAAATTGCGAGAGGAAAATCGCAGAAATGCTAATCGGCGTAAACGAGACGCACGTAAGCTCCGTGCACGGAAAAAGAAAAATATTGGTCCCCATGCAGGAGAGTCTGTTGACACTTTTGCTAGTAATACCCCTATCGAGGGGGCCCTAACTTCCGATGACATTCCTCGTGTTGTTGCAGATATTAATGCAAAACAAAACCGTGCTTTGCTTCGCAGAGCCGGTCACCATTCGGATATTCGTCGACAGAATCTCCTTCGGGAGCGTAATTTGGCAGGATGTAATGCCCATCAACCTGTTGACACATGTCCGTCATATCATAGCACTTCGCGCGATAATTGCGCAAACACTATTTCTACCCCAGATTGTTCTGAACATTCCTGGGTTCCTTATTCCGCTTATTCTCCTAGCGGAACCTCTTCTCTTCCCCCAGTGGAAGAAACCCCTCATTTTCTCCCTTCTTTGGGAGATGCCCCCTTAAATGCTCCTAGAGCTTCTCCTCTCCCCCAAGTGGGAGATCCTCCTAGCTATAATTCCTTATACGGTCCACAACCGAGTTGGTTTGATTCCAGTCCGAGCGAGGTGTTGCGTAATGAACGCAATGAACTCGCAAGAATTGCTTTATCACCGGATGGCGTCCCTGAGGAAATTGACACTAGTACTGGAGTCCTAGAAAAGATTTTGGCTTCTGTCCATGACGTTATTGCTCGTTTTGATTCAGAGAACTCTGCTGAAATAGACGCCTGGGTAAGTCATCTTGAAAACTTGGCTATTTTTAGTTATCAGATGATGCAAGCACGAACTTTTGTTGATTGCTTTATGGCTGTTGTTTCATATGCCAAAAAGTATAATAACAATCGGTCCCTTACTATGGACCTTTTTCGTGTTATTAACCAATTGTCGACTTTCTCTACCACAGAGACTTTGTATCATGAAGAATCAATTCCACACGGTGATGAGGTCCCTACTCCAATTTCCTATACTCGCATTGCAAAAGACAAATGGGATATGTTGAAGACTAACACTATCTTCACAAAAATCTCATTCCTTATTACTACTGCGATGTCTTTGACGATTTGTACTTTGAAGGAAATTAAATGGACCCCATTCGGTGTTGAGGTCATCGCATTGCATGCTGCGAAAAAGCAAGCTAATGCTGTTGATATTATCGATGCTGTTGTTGAAACTTTCACCTGGGTTGCCGAAACTGGCTGGCAGTGTTTGAGCACTGGTTCCATTGAGCCTATACTATATTCTGATCAGAATATGGCCCAATACAACAGTGAGTATGATTATATCATTGCTTACGCTGATACTGCCCTTGCTGGAAATGTTGATGACATGAGTGATTTTGAAAATAAACTCAAACGTGTCCTTGCTCGAACCACTTATTTGAAGAAGGTCAAAACTGATGGCCCAACCGCTTTGTGGCTTCAAAAACGCTATTCTGATCTCGTTGCTATCTATGAACGAGTTGTTTGTAAACGACGGAACACCCAAATGCGTTTTCAGCCCATTGGTTTTTCTTTGTATGGTGGTACGGGAGTTGGAAAAAGTACTCTCGGAAAATTAACCATGAATACAAGCTTGCGAGCGATGGGATATTCAACTGAAAAAGAAAAACAGTTGACCCATGACTCTTTCGATAAATACCAGTCTACTTATACTAGTGATATTGAAGGAGTTTTCCTCGATGATGTTGCAAATCTTAAAGCTACTTACGCCAAGGGTGAACAAGTCCCTTCGGCAATCATTATTAAGTTTTTCAATAACATTTCTGCTCAGGCTATAAAAGCAGAACTTGCTGAAAAAGGTATCGTTTTTATTAACTTCAAGTGTGGTGTTGTGACTACCAACCAACGCGACCTTGATGCCCCCATTTACTCCAATTGCCCAGAATCTATTCTGCGACGTTTATACCACGTTACAGTACGAGTCAAAGATAAGTTTGCTAAGTCTGGTCCTGGTTCCCCTCTTGATACGACCCACCCTGAATTGCGTGGAGCAAAGCTTACTAAGGATGTTTGGTGGATCGATGTTGATGAATGTATTTCTCACACGAATCCCCGCACTGGTGAGTCTTCGTATTCCTTTGAACCGCTGACCCTACGTACTGATGCTGGGCATACCATTTGCCGTGACTTGGGCTTGGAAGATTATCTCCGCGTTATTGTGGCATTATCCCAACGACACAAGAGTCATCAAGATGGTCTCCTTAAAGCGAATAATGATTTTGAGAAAATTGAATATTGCTCACATTGTATACCCAAAGATGTGTGCACCGTCTGTAAGGAATGTTTGACTGTAGAACCCCACGCATTTGAAGCTATTTCTGGTCTTTTGGCCACTGGCATGTATAATGCTGTTCGAAATTATGTCAATTCCTTTCTCAGTCCTGTTTCGTTTTTCAATTCATTGTTAGGCTTTTGGCCCGTTGAGAAGATGACTGAACGTGCCCTAACACGTGAACTTACTCAAGCTATGAATGAGACCGCAACACCCTTAATTGTTGCGTTAACTCCTGATTGTATTTTCAATTCTTCATTGTTTCAACGTACGTTAGGTATTTGGCAGCGTACTGCGGCTACTCGCGATTTGCGGCGTCATGCACAAGTCATATTGGGTTGCACAACTCTGTCATGTATCTACTATACTGTTCGTTGGAAACCATGGCGAGTTGCTGGTTCTTTAACATTGGGATGGTCTCTTGCATTACCGTGCTATCTACTTTGGACTCGCCGTGTTGAGCATTATCGACAACGGTATGTTGCTTCACGCAATATTCTTCCTGAGTATGTTTCTTATGCGCGTAGTTTGATCAAGCCTTCCACCGTTTTGTGCGGTGCTACTCTCGTTCTCGGAATTAAGCTTATCCACATGTGGAACTCGCATCGGAAAATTGTGACTCCGCATGATAATCCTGGTGAAACAATAACTAAGAAAGAAGTTGATGAACAGCCTGGATGGTTTGGTTATCTCTCACGGTCCCTTGGACTGAAAGTTGACACCAAGACTGAAACTGTTCACGCAACAACCGATATGGTTATCAATAGCGTTAAGAAGAATCTTTGTTGGGCTGTTTTTACTCGCCCTGATGGTTCCCAAACTCGTTGTAACATTTTCTTTCCACAGAAATTTCGCGCTTGGTTTCCTCACCATGTTTTCTTTTCTAACGCTGATATGACGACTGTTCCACACTCCTCTTTAACTGTCAAAGTTTTTCGACACGCCACAGTTGGAGGTGAGTTTACTTTTAAAGTGGATCATTGTTCGTCTGTTATTGTTCCAAATATGGATATGGTTGAGGCTTTTGTTCCAAACATGTTCGATGTTCGCAATGTTACCAAGTGGTTACCCGTTTCCCGGCCCAGTGGTTCGTCCAGTGCTATTTTCTTTGTGCGCAATCCTGATTTGACTTATTCTCAGGAAGTTGTTGCTGCAAAGTTTGGCACTGTTGGTCATAAGTACTGTTCGATGTATGGTGCTTCGTATGACAGTAAAACCGTTGGTGTTGGAACTTGTATGGGTTTGATTGTCCGAGATGGAAAGAATCCTTGTATTCTCGGGTTCCATATTGGTGGCAATACAGAAATGGGCGTTTGCCAAACAATTACTGTTAAAGAATCTGACGCTTCACAAAAGCGTTTAGAGTCTCTTGATGGTATTATTGTTTCCGCAAGTGCCGGAGATTTCCCTGCAACACAATACGGTCGCACTGTTATTAGTGGCCCTGTTCATCCTCATTCCCATTTTTGCTCGTATACCAAGGAACATTATGTTGATGTGCTTGGGAGTGCCAAGCTTCGCTCTGTTTGCAAGAGTGAAGTCATTCCTAGTATTTTGACTGATGCCGTAGCTGATGTTTGTGGTGTTGAGAACAAATGGGGACCTCCTATGATGAATCCGAATTGGAAACATTATAATGTCGCCACCGATTCCATTCTAGATCCCAAAGTCCATTTCATTCCTGAAGAATTGGCATGGGCTCGTGATGATTGGATGCGCCCACTTATTTCTTTGATGTCTAAACATTGTAAGGAAGAAGATGTGCGCCCATTAACATTGAAAGAATGTATTATGGGTGTCCCCGGACGACGTTTTATGGATCCCATTCCGATGAAGACGAGTGCTGGATTTCCGATTTTTGGCCCCAAGAAGAAGCTTTTTACTGAAGTTTGTGATGGTGAGGTTCTAGTTGACCGTATTCCCTCGCCTGACGTGATCCAGGAAATGGATCGCATCCGTGCGTGTTGGAATAGAGGTGAAAGAGCTTACCCTGTTTTTACCGCGTGTTTGAAAGATGAGCCTACCAAGCTCACTAAGTCAAAAGTTCGCGTTTTTACAGTTATTCCTTTAGCTTTTGGCCTTCTTATTCGGAAATATTTTTTACCCATCATTCGTTTTTTGGGAACTCATCCCATCGAAAGTGAAATGGCAGTTGGAATAAACTGCCAAGGTCCACAATGGGAACGTATGATGAATTATGTCGAGAAGTTTTCGACGAATGGGGATGGAAATATCGGTTTAGACCACCGTATGTTCGATACCCACACTTCATCCCAACTCACTGCTGATGATTATTGGTGCTTTTATAAGCTAGCTGTGATTGCGGGATACCCTAAAGATACCCTTTTTGAGATGCGTATGTGTATGTCAGATTTTATTCACCCATGTATTGATGTTAACGGAACTATTGTCATTTTTTATGATAGTAATACTTCTGGAAACAACATGACTGTGCAAGTTAATGGTGCAACCAATTCCAAATACATTCGTATCCCATTTTATCGTTCAATTATTCTACCGAAGAAGCGCGATGCATATTTTGATGATGCTGGTGAAATACCCACCTTTCGAGAATGTGTCGCTGCTACAACTTATGGCGATGATTTTAAGGGTTCAGTCTCTGAGTCTATTCGACACCTTTATAACTACTTGGTGATCAAACAAGAACTTGGAGAAAATAATCTGGAAATAACACCTCCCGATAAGGAGAGTGATGAATCAGAATTTTATGCTCTTGGCGAGCTGGATTTTCTCAAACGAAATTCTGTTTTTATTCCAGAGATTGGTATGACACTTGGTGCTCTTGACCAGGATTCAATCTTCAAATCCTTGCATGCCAATTTAAAATCCAAGGGTGCAACTGAAAGAGAGGTGGCTATTAGTTGCTTGGAAACGGCTGCGCATGAGTTTTTCGCCCACGGGCGAGAGATTTATGATGCACGCCTTTCTGAGCTTCGGATGGTCGCAGAACGTTGTAACTTGGTGGTACCAGCTCTTAAGATGACTTTCGATGAGAGAGTTGTCGATTGGAAGACTAAGTACCTTAAACCCCCCCCCTAGGAAGGTTATCTCATCTCACTGGCCGAACTCCATCGGTTATAAGTTAAAACGGAGTGCGTGTGCATGATTACGGCATTTTTATTACTTTGCATTTTTATATATTTGATGAACGCTTTACACGTATCCAGGCCACCCTCGTGTGGTACCCCTATTTAGGGGCGGACACTGGAGTCCAAGAAAAATTGCATGTTTTCATGTTATTGATGCTTTACATGTTTACATTTTACGACTGCATTGCTAAAACTTTATTTATTTCTACACTTGATTGCTTAACTTATATATCTATTTATTCTATACTTTGCTTATTACATGACTTTATTTTAAAATTAAAAAATGGAAAAACAAAAGACCACAAAAATGATGAAGAAATTAACCCCCACTCTAGTGAAGGCGATATGCCTTTTCAAACTGGGGAGGTCCAATCTACAGAACAGAATGTTCAATTCCTTAATACCCATCCCGGTTATAAGTCTGAAATTGCTTCCAATGTTGATTCTTTGCGTGATGCTCCTTTGAAACAGGATGCTACGTTGGATGACTTCTTCTCGCGTCCGATTCGTATTTTGACTACGAATTGGGTTGTGAGTAACCCAGTATTTGTCACATTTGATCCATGGTCACTCTTTTTAGAAAATAAAAGAGTTTTAAACCGTCTTAGTAACTATCGATTGTTACGGTGCAAATTAAATGTTAGAGTCGTCATTAATGGTAACGGTTTCTATTCTGGACGTGCCATTATGAGTTATTTACCTCTACATACCTATGACAATTTTACAGTTACTCGACAATTCTTTAGTCAAGACCTCATTGGGATGTCTCAGCGCCCTCATATTTTCATTGATCCTACTACCTCTCAAGCTGGTGATATGGTCCTTCCATTCTTTACTTTTCGTAATTTATTGGATATACCAGGTCAACAGTGGAGGGAAATGGGTTCTCTGACTATTAAGAGCTTGAACAATCTGCGTCATGCCAATGATGGTACCGATCCGGTTACTATCAATGTTTTCGCTTGGGCTACGGATGTGAAGTTTTCCATTCCAACCCATTTCGAACCCGGAGCTTTGTCTCCACAGTCTGATGAGTATACTGGACCAGTCTCTCGCATTGCTACTGCAGTTGCAAAGTACGCTGGTTATTTAACGCGTGCTCCTGTGATTGCCCCTTATGCTTTGGCGACAAAGATCGGTGCCGAGTCTGTTGGTGCTTTAGCAAATCTGTTTGGTTTCTCTCGTCCTATCGAGTTATCAACTGTTATTGCTACCCCTAAAACCAAGGGGGCTCTCGCTGTTTCCAATATGCGAGATGATGCCAACAAATTGACTCTTGATGTTAAACAGGAACTTACCATTGATCCTCGTGTTGCAGGTTTGTCTGATACCGACGAATTGTCCATTAACTATATCGCTACTAGAGAAAGTTACCTTACTTCTTTTGATTGGGCGCGAACTTCGCCTGCAGAAGATCTTCTTTGGAATTGCGTTGTTGATCCTGGACTCTACGATATCGAAGGTGATTTCAAACACCTCACCTCATGTGCCTTTGCCTGTATGCCTTTTCGGTATTGGCGCGGAACTATAAAATTTCGTTTTCAGATTGTTTCTAGTGCCTTTCATCGTGGTCGTTTAAAGATTGTGTATGATCCAGTTGCTACTGCACCCAATGCCCTTGTGGCTCCAGGTGACGTTTCAGCTGAATATAACACTGCTTACACGACTATTATTGATATTGCTGATAACACTGATTTCGTTATTGAATGTGGTTGGGGTCAAGATACTACATACCGTGAACACCATACTCTTGTTGACAATCAAAACATGTACTCGGACATTCTCTTGAGCTATAACTCTCTGAACTTTCCTTATGGGAATGGTACGATTGCTGTATACGTTGTTAACATATTGACTACGCCCAATTCTTTGGGCCATCCTAGTATCCCCATTAATGTGTTTGTTTCTGCCTGCGATGATTTTGAGGTTGCTGTTCCATCTGGAGAGGACTTGTCCATGATACGTTTTTCCCAATTGACACCACAATCTGATGAGATTACTGAGTTGCAAGATAATTCTGCACCAGCTAAAACAGATTCATTGGATACAATGGGAAATATGTTGTCCACTTCAGATTCAGCAAATTTGGTTCATTTTGGCGAGCGTATTTCTTCTTTTCGTCAATTAATCAAACGCTACACATTATCGGAGGTTTTACCAGGTAATGATGGTTTTGCTTCTGGCGTTGGTTATATTGGACGTATTGTTCGTTACCATAAACCCCTCATTGGTGGTGCTCTACCATCAAGTTTGAATCTAGACACAACTACTGTTGTTCGGGATGTACGTGCGAGCGGAATTGGTGAATATGTATTTGCCTTTACCCATCTGATAAATTACGTTACCTTAGCTTTCGGTGGATGGCGTGGAAGCGTTCGATATTTTGTCGATGCTTCCTCTGCCTTTACAGGTCCAGCCACCCTAACAGCTGAGCGCACATTAGATGGAGGTTTTCCCTATAACGCTTACATTGCATCCCCAGTTCTGAACACAGTTGCGGGACAGATCGATTACTTCAACACACATGGCGGTAGTGCTGAAGGCTTTAATGGCCTATGTTTGCAAAACACAGAGGTCAATCCCTCCCTATCCTTTGAGAGCCCATATTATTCAGCATGGCGGTTCTCTCCTGCTAAACGTCGAGACGTTTTTGAGAGTGGTGCACCCACCCCTCCTGACATCTTCCAACCACAATATATCTTGTCTTTACAAGCTCGTTCTAATGGTTGGGATACTAGTCCTATACGTCTTTATGCTGCTGCGGGAGAAGATTACACATGCTTTTTCTATTTGGGTCCTCCTCGGATATTCCTTGAGGAGGATGTCCCCGCCTAACAACATTCCAAATATCCCGGTCCATTTTAATGTAGGGGATAATGTTATTTAATTAAAATCCAGATTTTTGGCTGGTTACACTTAACCATAGTGTATTTTTTAGGTTTTAGTAATAAACCTACGTTTCACGTTGTGAGAGCCCACAACACCGTGTTCTAGACATGGAACATAGGTTGGGACTTGCTTTTTTGAGAATTCAGTACGGAATTTTTATCCAGGCATGTCCTGGAGTTTTTAACCGATTGTGCTCAATTTATAGTAGGTCGCCAGACTTTACGTACTATTACATGTTGTTTTCAGGTGAGAACCCACCTAGGACGGCGCATGTTTTCTGGCTCTAGTCCGAAA